GTCACGGTTTACACAAACTACGTTTTGGGCGTAAACGAGGCAGAAGAAATCAGCGAAGACGGCAATGTCATTAATTCGCAGGAGTCAGTCAGAAATATTCAACCGATAGATGACGTTTCTGGTGAGTCTGGCTTGGTTGCTGAGTTGGCTGAAAAGCTATTTACTGACGAGGTAAAGGCAGCTTACACCGCATCGCTAACGGCTGAACCGGAGGCAGAAGAATCCAGCGAGGAATAAAATGATAGAAATAAATACAGTACCCACAGAGGCACTCAACGCCAGCAAGGTCGCAATCACACTCAACTCCGCACAGGAGTTCGGAATGCAATTCGCGGTATCCGCATTTGGGAAGGTGACGGTAGATGGCGAAGAAGTGTGGGGCGCGAACCCGCTTTATTCTGGATTGCTGAACGTGACCGGCGATGCGTGGAACAATTGGGGAAGCGACGTTGACGATGCGACTTATGTTGGCGACCTAGCTTTGGCCCAGCTTGGGCTAGAACGTGCGCCAGTCGGTGAATGACAAACGTCCTAGATCATGCCGCACTTGAGCGCGTAGCAGAACAAGCAATCGGACACTATGGGTGGATGATTGTTGCTGCGTTTTGTGCGTTGCTGTTTAAGGACATTTTATTTAACTTTGCACAAGGCTTGTTGATCTACTGGGGCAGCGATTTTGATAACGATGAAATTCTATATATCAGCGGACGACAAGCGCGGGTTATACGACTTGGTTTAACGTCTACTACGTTTTTTATGACAGACAGGCACACAAAAATGATTGTACCTAACGAACAATTAAAAGCTCTTGTTGTAGAGAAAAGGCTACCTGTTAACGGCGGCGAAGCCTACTTGCCGAAAGGTGACGAAGGCGGTGTAATGAAAGTAAAATTAGTAGAAAATGGAGAGGACTAATAAAATAACGCTAGGAATTTTTATAGGAGCGATGGTTTTTATCGTCGCGCTGGCGAGTGGCTGTAAGTCATTGCCCGGCTCCTTGGAAATAGACACGCCCTTCTTTGATATAGAGTATCAAGGAGAAAATAATGAATGAACTTAGATGATCTTAAAGTTGCAATCGCTAGCGTAACTGGCCTTGGTAATTGGTTAGTAAACATTGATTTACTTTTAAAAATTGGCATATCGGTTGCAAGTTTAGTTTATATAGGTTTAAAGATAAGACAACTTTTAAAGAATGGCAGCTAAGCGCAAGGGCATACCGACAGCTTACAACAAACCACGACGCATTAAAGCAGGTGAGCCGGGTTACGGTAAGAAAAAGTTTGTAGTTAATGCAAAGCAGGGTAGTCAGACAAAAGTTATAAGATACGGTGACGCGAACATGGAAATAAAAAAAGACAATCCTGCGCGTAGAAAGAATTTTAGAGCGAGACATGGTTGCGACAAACGTCCACCTAGTAAATTGTCTGCGCGTTATTGGTCGTGTAAGAAGTGGTAAGATGGCGGTAAAGAAAAAAGCTAGTAAAAAGCCAAAGCCTACAGATCCTGCGAAGTGGTCTAGGGCAAAGGCGAAAGCTAGAGGTAAGTTCAAAGTGTATCCTAGTGCTTACGCAAATGCGTGGGCAGCAAAGGAGTATAAGAAGATGGGAGGCAGTTGGAGAAATGCCTAAACCAATGCAAGGGCTGACGCGCTGGTTTAAAGAAGAGTGGATTGATGTTAGAACTGGTAAGCCGTGTGGTAGAAAGAAAGGTGAAAAGCGCGGTACACCATATTGTAGGCCAAAGAAAAGAGTTACGAAGAAAACGCCTAAGACAGCAAGTGAAATGACTGCTGCTGAAAAGCGTAAAAGAATTTCGCAGAAGAAACGTTTAGGCCAACCTGCTGGTAAACCAAGGCGAGTATCTGCTGCAAAAAGAAAGAAAAGAAAATGACACCGGGATATATGTACGGAGGCATGAAGCCGATGAAGCCAATGAAGTCGAAGAAAAAGAAGGCAGCAAAGAAAACTGCGCGTAAGCCATCGCGTAAGATGAAAGGTTATAAATGATTAAGAGCAAAACATTCTGGGCAGGAGTTACTGGTTTGATAGGTGCTGTAAGCGGTTATCTAACGGGTGAACTGGAGCTAGGTGCTGCGATTAACGTAGCTATCACATCTGCGCTTGCTATCTTCGTGAGGCATGGCGTGAAGAAGGTGGAGAAAAAGTTAGACGGAGAAGAATAAAATGATGAAACGTAAAAAAGGTGGTCAGCGTTTGATGGAGATTTCTCGATCTGGTGTTGGTCGTCGTGCTGTAAATGCTAAACGCAAAGCAGCCACAAAAAAGAAATCAACAGCAGCTAAAGCAAAAGCTAAAATTGAGTCTCTGCGTAAACGGCTTGGTATAAAAGCTAAACCAAAAGCAACTCCGAAGTCAACTGCTGCTGGTCGTAATAGGACTGCTTTGCGTACGCCAAAAGGTGCTGGTAGCGTAGCAAAAAATAAGCCGGTTGCAAAAAATAAACCTACCGCAAAGCGTAAAAGTAGTGGGCCAGCACCGTTGCCTAAAAATATACAAGGCATGGCTAGACCACCATTATCAGCTTTGCCCGGTAATATTTTAAAAGGCTCTGCAATAGCTTTTCCCGGTTCTATCGCTGTTAGAGGCATAGGTAAGAAAGCTATAGAAAGCGGATTAAAGACTAAAGCAGGTAAAAACCTTATGAAGTCTCTCACTAACTTATTTAAGCGTAAATCGTCTACGCCGGGACGCAGGAAAGCTACCAAAAAAGAAATAGAAGAAACTAAAGGAACTGAACAAGGTTATGCCGATTTTAGAAATCAGGCTAGAGAGGCTTCTAGAAAAAACGCTAGAAGAAGGGGAGGATGATAAAGTTCCTGTATGCTATTGCCAAAGCCATCCCTGCTCTTCAGCAAATTCTGGACAAGCTGTTCGGAGTTGCTAAGGAGCATACGGCTGCGGCACGGCGTACAGCGAAGGACGATCTTGTTGATGACGCTATCGCTGACGCTCTTAGTTTTCCTAACGAGCGGATGCACGGCGACGAAGCTAGCAAACAGCGAACGTCTGATAGCGCATCCACAATTTCGGGCAGCAGCGCAGGCAGCACCGGAGTTCACACGCGAAGCACTCAAGACAATAAACAAACTTGAGTATGAGTTAGAAAGAAAATGACACCAGCAGTAAAAGTAACTACAACAAAAGAAACCGCGCCTCCTACGAAGCGCGATAAACCTGCTGTTACTCCTGTTGTAAAACGATGAGTGTAGAGTATATATTAGATCGGTTTGGTAAAAAGGTTGGTATGCTTCCAAGCGACAGCAACCAGCGTTCATTGCTGCTTGATTACCTTAACGAGGCTGCACAGGAACTTTACGAGCAGTCTGATATGCCGGGTTCTTTAGAAGAGGCAGAGTTTTACGTGCAAGGCGACAAAACGATTGCTATGCCAGCAGATGTCTACGTGATACGCGGCATCCGTGAGAAGTCAGGTTGTAATGATGTTTGGGAAAGCGAGCCTATGACAGCTCGCTACAGAGAAAACAGTTGGGAGACAGATCACAACAAGTTTCGTATTAAAGGCTATAGCGCATTACAACGTTCGTTGCCTACGACTATCACAGGTGTTGCGTCAAGCGCAAACAAACTGGCTTATATATTGTATGGCCCAAATACTAGCGATGATACTATATCTATTGTTGCTAATATGAATGATCTGTACGATGAAGAAGTTAAATACGGAGTTTCTGGTAAAAATATTGCAAGTAACACAGGATATGCAACTATTTCATTTACTGATAACGGCCAAACTATAAAAGATATAAAGAGTTTTTCACGTACAAGACCTCTTGTTGCAACAGGTTCTCATACAAATCCAGTAACAAGTTTTACTGTTGGACAAACTGCCGGTCACGGTTTAGCCCAACTTGTAGATTATACCGACAACTCTATCGTTTATGCTGAGATAAAACCGGGACAAGAAGAATCTCGTTATTTAATCGTAGACGTTAGTGAGTTTCCCTTTAGTTCTACAGCAGCACAAGACGATCAACACACTTTGCAAGTTCTCTACAAGAAGACGTTGCCTGTAATGCGTAACGACCGCGATGAGTTCCCTGCGCCGGGTTATGATAACATCCTCGTAAGCAAGTGCATGGAGTTATTTCTTGAGGAGCAAGGCAAGTTAGAAGAAGCAATCCTCCATGACCGTAAAGCATCGCGCTCTTTAGCACGTAGACAGGCTGATTTAGAAAGAAGTCAAGAACAAAAAGTAGTTTTCAAAAGACACAATCACGATAAACTCACATGGCTCGCTACCCACAGACGTCGTTCATAGGAGGTATGAACATGGCTGTTGATGATTCTCGCATTGGAGATGACGAGTATCGTATTGGCTATAATGTGCGTAATAGGTTTGGTGAGTTGCGTCCTATTAAACGGCCAGAAGAAATAGATACCGGCATAGATTCGCAAAGAGGTAGCATTGAAAGCGTTACGATACATAAGGGAGGCACGGGCTATACCGCAGGTAACTTGGTAGCGACTGACCCTACTGGCAAAGGTTCTGGTTTTGCAGGAACATACACAGTAAGTGGTGGCGTAGTAAACGGCGTTACGATCACAAACAGCGGTAAAGACTACAGCAAGCAAACCGTCATAAGCACACAGTCTTTTGGCAATAACGACAACAGTCTCTCATATACACTCGACTACAACGAGCTGCCTATACAAGCTGTTTATTCGTTAGGTGATTTTATTATTCTAGTTCAAAATGGAAACGCAAAGTTTAAGCATAGACTTAGCACTACGTGGGCAACGCTTTGGGATGAGAGTACAAACGCATCGCTACGTTTAGATAGCTCTGCAGAATATGTTTATGTGCAAGCTGTACCGGATAGCGGTGGCTGTACGTTTACTTACAAGTCAAAAAACAATACAGACAAAGTTGAGTTAGACTCTAGTGCTGGTATGTTGACTAAGACTATCTCAGCAGTTGTTTTGCAAGACGGTGTAAACCAGCCGAACTTAATTATTTTTTCATCTACTTCCGTAGGTGCTACCGCAACTGTTAGAAAAGCACGCACGTTCGCAGAACATGGCACGACAATCGACGGGGTTGTCGAGCGGGAGTATGTACCTATTGGAAAGCAAATGGTATTTTTCAATGGTAAGCTCTATATTATAAGTCCAGACGGCAAGATAATATACCACAGCGTAAGTGGTAGGCCACTTGATTTTGTTATAGCTATAAATAGTGATGGTAATAAGATTTCATCTGTTGAAGAAGACCACGGTGCATCTGCTCTGAGCTACGCAGTTTCATACGAAGCTATCACCTGCATTGCGCCCCTTAACACAGAAAGTCTGATCGTCAGCACACGGACTGCCTCTTATGCTGTTACACCAAACTACAACATAACACTTTATGGTGAGCCTACGTTTACTAAGCGCTATCTTTTTGGTGCATCTGTAGTGAATCAGTTCTCGTTTGTGGATATGATGGGTGACTTTGGTTTCATAGATGCCGAAGGCTTGCGCTCGTTTAATGCTGTGCGACAGTTACGTAACGAAGGCCGCAACAGCGCGTTCTCACTCAAGGTTGCAAAACTTTTTGAAGATGTTGTCCAGATAGACGGCGCTGCCATTAGCTTCGACAACTACACTTTCTTTTCAGTTAAGACAATTTACGGCTTTGGTGTACTGGTGTTTGACGGCACGCTTCAGAAGTTTGTGTCGCTTGATTTTTACAAGACGGATAACGATGAGACGCTAGGGCAGATTACACAGTTTACAAAGATAGATACTGATACGGTACACGAACTGTATGCTGTAACTGCTCAAGGTAAGTTCTTGCGTCTGTTCACAGGTGCTAAGTACAACGACAGTTTTGTGCAGACGAAGGCGTTCAACACAGGCACGTTGGAGGTTGAGCAAAAGCCGATGCAATTGCGTACGTTGTTTAACGGTGTTGAGCGTTGGGAGTATGATGCTATTCGTATAACTGACGGGGCAGGCGTTAGTCCTAATGGTCAAAATACATCTCACTCAAACCCCGGTACATTAGAAACAGGCAGCGCATTTGCCTTAGATGTTGAGGCCATACCGTTTGATCTTGCTAGCGGTACAGAGATATTTTTCACAGGAGCAGCTAACAGACAAGGCGGTACGTTTACACTTACGGAAGCTGCTAACAAAGGCACAACAATAATAACAGGCACTTTTACTAGCACAGGCGAAATAAACAAAACCTATACTAAAGGCTTTATACGTTTTACTGGCGAAGGAACTGCTAGGGCTGCTGTTATCAGCAACGCTCGCAAATCAGAAACACCTTCGACAATTAACAAGACTATCCAAGCGCCGATAGCTACAGCCGTAAGCTACGGCGACACATATCCTGTTATGTGGAACAACGAGAACAAGCTACAGAACTTTCTTTTCAACTTTCAGCAAGGACGGCAAGGGCTGAAGGTAGGCTATACTATCGAGTGGAACACAAATGCAACACTCTCTATGATAACCGCAGAGACTACAGATTTAACACCTAAGAACCCTTTTATGACACAAGCTTATGGGAGCAACAGTTAAAAGTACAGAATTCGTAGACGACAACGTTTTGTTTGCGTCGAAGCAGGCGGCAAACAGTTGGCGTTTGTCTTTGACCGTGGATAGTAGCAATACGATAGCGGAAGGCGTGGCAAAACAAGCCGCTCATGTGACTGACATCACACAAATAGATGGCGGTAGTATAACAGCAGGAGCATCGGCGACAGATCATGCTACCATAGGAACTATAGGTGGGACTTATAATGAAGCTGAAATAAAAGCTGCATTGCAAGTCTTGGCAGAAAAAATAAACCGATTGACGTATCAGTTGGAACAAGCAGGTCTGATGGCCAGTACCAGTTAAGGAGATAAAATATGGGAAACGGTGGACTATTTGGTTTAGGAGACTTTGGTAACTTACTTGGTGGTGTAGGTGCGATCTATGGCTTATCGCAGCTAGGCAGAACGCCTGTGCCAAGCGTAGGAGAATCAACAGAAGATGCTTATAGAGCGTTTTTAGATTATTTTCCTACTAACTTTGCACTCAATCCAGACGGTAGCCCAAAGTTAGATGCTGAAGGTAATAGAGTTATAAATGTAGCAAATCCCGGCTATTCTCAAATAGTCCGTGATGAAGCTGCCAGAGATTTAGCAGCGCAGCTTGCACGTGTGCAACAGTTTGCCAGACCTCAAGCAGAACAACAACTCGCATTAGCGCAAGAGTTTATACCAAAATACTCAGATCTCTCTGCTACAGAGGCTTATTTAGAAGCAATGCGAAACGCTGCTACGGGAGCATCTGTTTTGCGTGGCCCCGGTGGTGAGTTAATTGATGAAGCGCAAGCTGCTGCAAGACGCGCTGACCCAGAATTTTACGGTCGTCGCGCTCAGACTAGCTCTATGCTAGGCGACTTGCTTAGAAGTTTTGCTGCGCCGGGGACTGTAACAGCAAATAATCCTTTTGGTACGTTTACTGGTGCGTTAAGTGGTAGTGAGCGAGCAGAGATCGAAAGATCGCTTGCGCAGAATCGTGCGCGAAGCGGAAGCATAGGTGGCCCTATGGCCATGTCTGACGTTGTTGCTAATGCTATGACGTTTGGCCAAGGTGTTCAAAATAGGCGCGATGCGCTTGGCAGAGCGTTGGGTCAAGCTACCTCATTCCTCCCTGCGTCACGTAGCGGATTTGATCCGTTCCAAGTTGCAATGGGCAGACCGTCACAACAGTTTGGAGCGCAGCTATACCAGCCGCCTGCGACACAGACTAACACTGCTGGTATAGCTGGTGATTTTATGGGTAATACTTTTGGGCTTGCTTCTAACAACATGAAGTTGCAAGCAAATCAACCATCTATGCTGAATCGTATAGGTACTGCGATGCAAACATTTCCCGGCATTTCTGGGGGGTTGAGTTGGTCGCCTTGAGGTTAAATATTTAGTCAGTTACAATCGTTTCTTGTGCTATGATTAAGGGGTTAAGAGTCGGACAGTATCCTAGATTGTAACTGACGTTTTTAGAAAGATAGAAAAATGGATGAAGAAAAGCGAAGAAAGTTAGCGCAAGCAGAGGCAGCTAAACGCAAGATAGAAGAATATCAGCGCGGATTACTGACGGAAGAAGGTCGTCAGTTTATGTCGGATATGTCAAAAAATCCTATGACTGCGCCTCCTGCTGAAGTTTATAGAGATCCTGTTGACGCTTCTATACGACGCGACCCGACAGGTATCTATGGTTTTCTTGATCGTGCAATGCGTCCGGGCCGTTACGGTACAGCAGACCGCATGAATCGTCAGTTCATGGAAGACTTACCACAACGTAGGTTAGACGCACTAACGAATCAAGCTAAGATGCAGGAGCTGCAATCTGGACAAGCATTACGAGAGTTAGAAAGCCAAGCATTAGGTACAGATCCAGAAGTACGTGAGGAGGCTTTAACTAGGCTGCGAAACTACATGGAAGCGGTTGGTAAGGCTAGACCTGTTCAAACAAATGTTGATTATAGCGAACTTATGCAGCGAGCTGGTGCTGGTGGTGGCAAAAATGTTGTTATTGGCCCAGATGGTCAGCCTTTAATATTAAAGGGAGGCGCATCTTCTGAAAGTTCAGATGTTTATAGCCCTGCGCTTACTGACATAGAAAACATGACTCCAACAGAGCTTCGTGAAAAATCACCGTCTATGGTAGCTAGCGTTGATGAAGAAATAGCAAAGCAGCAAAAAATTATTGATACTAAGAAGATAGAAAGTTTTCGTCGGCCTAGTTTGAGAGCTGGCCGAATTGAAAGAGAAGCTACATTTGGCGAAATACAAGCAGCTAGGGTTCGTTTAGAACAACTTCAAGCCAAGAAAAGACAGCTACAGAATAAAATACAACAGTATATCCCTGAACCAAGTCCAACCGCATCACCTAAAGGATGACCGCAGAAGAACGCAGAAGATACTTGATAAAGTTAGGTTATGACCCTAACGAATATCGGCTAGTAACTCCAGAAGAAGATGCGCTAGAAGAAACTACGCAGCTTGGTGCTTTGGGTACATCTGCTGCGTCTGCTATTGGGCCTACCATTGGTGGCTTACTTGGTGCTGCTGCTCCTGTCGTAATGGGATTAGGTGGCCCCATTGGTTTGGGTGTTGGTCTTGGCGCAGGTTTACTGGGAGGCTATCTCGGAGGTAAAGCACAAGAAAGTATAGAAGGCGCATCTTTCAGCGACGAAGACTTACGTGATTTACAACTAAGTAGACAAGCTGCGTTTGAAAAATATCCTACCACAAGCCTCGTAGGTCAGTTTGGGCCATCGTTGTTAGCACTTCGCCCCTCGCTAACTACAATTAAAAGTCTGCCGGGTGCTATAAAGAACGCTCCGACACGCACACAAACCGCACTAGAACGTTATGCGCTCACTAATGCTGGGCTAGGTGGTGGTGTGGAAGCAGGTATAGAGGCGGGAACACAAGCATTTACTCAAGATGAATTTGACTTTGGCCGTATAGCAACTGCTGGTTTACTTGGTAGTGTGCTAACAGAACCTACCAAACGCTACCGTTCCGCACTAGGAATACCTGACCGCCCTCTAGCAGATAAGGTAAGAAACGAAAGAGGCGAGCTTGTAGACAACCCAGATTTAGTTGCAGAGCTGAAAGAAAAACGAACTGCGTTTGATCGTAGGATAAGTATAGCTAAGGAAGAACTTGAAGCTACAGTAAAAGAAGCCAGCAAGCCTGAAAAGCAGCCAGTTGATAGCGTAGAAGATACCAAGCAAGCAGAAAAGATGGCTGCTGATTCTGTTAAAAACCTAGAAGCTGAACGTGAAAAGGTAAATGCAGAGGGTAATAGGGCGGAAGCAGAAGCAAACAGGTTGATGGACTTAAATCCTACAAGAGGTTCTGCTGATTACATAGCCATGAAGGAGGCTGGAGCGCAATTAAAAAGATCTAGAGAGCGTTTGGTAGAAATTGAAGAACAGCTTCAAGCAGCTTATAAATCAAAATCAGATATACGAGAAGACACTAGACAGCAGAAGATTAAAGCTGAAGCATTATGGAATAAAACACAGCGTAAAAACTTTTCTAAAGAAGACCAACAACCGCCAGACGAAAAACTTTTAGAGATCGCAAAAGGTCTTGCTGCTAAACAAGGTGTTCCTTTAAAGTGGGAAGATCAAGTTGTAGAACTTTCTAAAAGAGCAAAAAGTGGAGATTACCGTGGTGAGTATGATGTAAATACTCATACAGCAAAATTGACTAGCCTAGCTAGGCGAGATACGCCTTGGCATGAATACTTGCATGGGCTATGGCAAGTGCTAAGGCAATCAACAGATCCTAAGAACAGAAAACTTTTAAACTACATACAAAAAGATCTGTTTAAAAATGATCCTAACTTTAAGAAAGATCCTAACTTTGGTGAAGAACAAATCGTAGAACGTGCTGGGATTATTCTGGAAGAGCGTATGCGTAATGCGCCGAAAGACTTTATAAGCAAAGTAAAGCGGTGGTTTGATGACGTTAAACTGGAGCGTGAGTCTCGTAAATATTTTCAGCCAGCAGAAGGTGAGTTAAACGACACACATCTTACCCGTATGGCTGAGTGGCTAGCAATGCGCGGTGAGCGTCAGCCGTCAATGCAGCCAAGACAGCTTGAGTTGTTTTTAGATAACTTACCTGTGCGTCATGCAAATGATGGACTTAACGTTAGTGAAAAGCCTTCTGTCTATGCTACAGAAGCTGGCGGCTTGCCAGAAGAGATTGATGCTGACACGGCAGAAACAGCAGTAAAAACTTTGCTAGAGGATGAGATTGGTGAAGTAAAAAAACCAAAGACTTATACGCTAGACCCAGATAAAAGACTCCAGCGAGTAAAGAAAGAAAGATTTTATAGCGACGAGGAGCTAGAAGCTAAGTTTAATGAGCTAGGAAAAGAGTTAGAGCGACAACATCCAGAGCTGAAAAACAGAAAAATTAAGGCAGTAAACGATGCTAAAAAGATCTTCTTAAAAATAAATCAAGATCATCGTAGGTTACAGAAGGTTACTGCAGAAGAACTTAACGACGCACTTGTACTCGCAGCCAAATACGATCCCAAAATGAAGTCACGTTATACAAAACGTGTACGTGAAAAGATGGCTGCGCGAATAAAGTCTGGTACTTATACGATAGAACAAGGCCAGAAAGCCTTAGCCCGATTTGCTTCTAAGCCATTCCCATCGGAGATGGGCGGGGAGGACATAGCGAAGGTCGTGAATGGGATGAAGTTGTATCATGGGTCAAAGGATGCAGACGCTGTGTTGCGTGAAGGTTTCAAAGCGGAGAAACTTAATTCCAGTTCTATAATAGGTGGTGGTATCTACATGACACCGGAATTACAGCGAGCTGAGTTTTATGGAGAACCTATAACTTTAAGATCTAATTTTAAAAAGTTATTAGATCTTAATAGCAATGACAATTATCTCATCTATCAAAAAGCTGTAAAAGAATCGTCTGATGATAAAAGCCGTGATGCCCTGCTATCAGATCAAGGCTATGATGGTGTGACTTTTATATTGGATAATGTATCTCCATTACTACGGCTTGGTGGTGGTTATCGTGAAGTCGTAGCCTTCCGCGAACCGTTTGAAGAAGCATCCAATCAGCTTACAGAATACTTTAGCGGCAAAAGACTGCAAGGTGTAGACGACTACTTTAAGCAAATTCGTAACTATCAAATAACGTCATTCACGGATCATTTTTCCACCAACCCATCTGCCAAGCGTGTGTGGATTACTGATAGCATAATAGATCGCATACGGGGCATGGCGAAAAGCGAGGAGGAACGCTTTGCAACTAACTTAGTTGCCGATGCTTTTGACGCAGCGCAGAGAGATGCTAACAGATTAGAAGGTGAGTTTATAGAGGGCTTTCATATATACCGTCAAGGTGATATAAAACTTTCTAAGGAGGATGCTGAACACGTAGCAAAGTTCATGGTGTTTACTCGCCGCAAAAGGGCTTCTGAGATTCCTGCTGATACGCTAGCTAGATACAACGAGCCTAACAGCCCAGTCAGAGTTTATGTAGAATATTTTAAAAGTCAATACAAAGAAGTTCGTAAGCGGCAAAAAGAGGCTGGTATGAAACTTACCAGATCTGACGGTACTGTAGATGAACTTGGCCAAGATATTAACTACTATCCTGAGATGATAAATCAAGAGATGCGTAGGGAATTATCTGGCGAAGCTGGCGCTGCTCAGAGGCAGAAGCGAGAGAAAGAGCTAGCGGATTATTGGTTTAAGAATCAAGGCAAAGATGAAAATGGTAATAATATACTATCTGAAGCTGATACAATAGAAGCTGCATCTGCGTATGTTTCAAAGCTGACAGGCAGTAGTGATTTCATTGGGTCAACGCACTTTGCTGCTTTGCGTAAGGCTGAGGGCATAGGCTTGCCGCCCACGATAGAAGATGGTAAGTTTCTTTGGATAGACAACAGCGCGGCGAATACATACACGCGCTATATGAGAAGATTCTCTCGCGACTTTGCGTTCTTCCAGAACGTAGAAGACAAGGGTGACGTTAGAATGTTCTTAGGAATAAGAGATCAAGACGGCAATCCACCTGTTATTGCAGAAGAAGCCCAGAAGATAAACCCATTTCAAATACCGCGCAAGCTATCAGAGCAAGGCAACTGGGAGGCGAAGTCCAAAACAACAGACAAAAACGTACGTGACTTTCTGCGTGCATACTTAGGCTACTATGAAGGCCAAGAGTTGTTTGGGAGAACGGCGAACAGAGTTGTTGTTAGTCATTGGTTAGGTCTTATGTCTGGTATACGAGATTTCATGTCTGCGTATATTCATGCCTTACCATACATGAGGCTTCAAGATATACCTGCTATTGTAACTTCCATGAAAGACTTCAGTAAGTCATGGAAAGACAGCCATCTATATGGTGTAAATAAATCAAATGTTAACAGACTAGAGTTTGCTACAGAAACATCTAATAAGGTAGCAGACTTCTTTAACAGATGGGCTGATACGATGTCTGTTGCCAGTCT